GATGTCTACGTAAAGATTAAAGGAGAAGATGTCTCTAGGCCTTGGAAAAGGTTCTTTAATCAACCTACTGCAATCGAATATAAGATAGATATTGCAAAGGATTATATAGTATACTAATTAAATTAAAGAGATAAAGATGAAGTTAATTAAAGACCAGTTCTGGATAAAGATAGAAAAGCCAGAAGAAGATACGCTAAAGTGTGGAGACTTAGAGTTAGTCCTTAATACGAGTTACAACCCTATGTTTCATGCTAGAAGATATGGGATTGTTTTTGTTGCACCAGAAACTACGTCTGTAGATTTTGATGTAAAGAAAGGGGATAAGGTTTGGTTTCACCACTTTGTGCCAAAAGAAGATAATCATATTAAATACATAGACGAAGAAGATGTTTATCTCGCTCAGATAAACCAGATATATGCCAGAGAGAGAAAGGGTGAAGTCAAGACAGTCCATCATTGGAACTTGATAGAGCAGATTGTAGAAGAGGAATCTGACATAAAAACTGATAGTGGTATATACATAAAATCAGAAGTTGAAGACGTTCTTGAACGAGGTGTAGTTAAACACCCTAGTGAAAGATTATCTGAGATGGGAGTAAAAGTAGGGGATAAAATTATCTTTACCAAAAACTCTGAGTATGATATGGATATTAATGGAGAGGAGCTTCTGCGAATGAGAGATGTAGATATTTTAGCTGTGTATGAATAATAGCGATAAGTATTCTAAAAAGAAGTTAGAGGAGTTAATTAACGCAGGTAAAAGTGCGGTAGACATTTTACTGGAGGAGATTCAAAAGCCTTTAGATGTAGAGCTCTCTGATGAGAAAAGACGTAACGCAATTAAAGCAAAGAAAGAATGTTTTATAGATTGCGAGGAGATACTTCTAAGTATAAAAGAATTAGAGGTTAAGATATACGGTGCTGATGAGGATGAGCTCTTAAAAAGAGAAGCAGACTTTGAAGCATCATTTGCAGAAAGAAAAGCTAAGAGATGAAGAGGGTAGTTCTTTTTCCAGGTAATGAAGGTGAGGTTGAGGTTATCGCAGGTGTAGAAATTGTCTTACCTAAGAAGCCAGCTAAGTCTAAGATACTATACCACAATAGGGTTAAGAAAAACCAAAGGTGGGAAAGAGAGGGTATGCCTAAAGACCTTAAAAGAGATAACGCTGTAAAGTATGTTAAGTACATAGAGGAAGAGTTTAGAAGGAGAGATGAAGGATTATGGATGTATCTAAATGGTGAGACTGTTTGGATTCCAGGCCCTCACTACATGTACATACAGTGGAGTAAAATAGATATTGGTTATCCTGAATTTAGGATGGTAAATAGAAAGTTCTTTGTTTTTTGGGAAGCGTGTAAGAAAGACCCTACATGTTTTGGTATGTGTTACCTTAAGAATAGACGTTCTGGATTTTCATATATGACATCTTCAGAGCTTATAAACCAAGCTACCTCAGTATTTGAAAGTAGATTTGGTATCTTATCTAAGACTGGTGCAGATGCTAAGACTATGTTTACGGATAAAGCTGTAAGAATATATAGAGCCTATCCTTTCTTCTTTCAACCTATACAAGATGGTTCAACAAACCCACGTATGGAGCTGGCTTTTAGAGAGCCAGCGAAAAAGATAACTAAGAATCAAAAGTATATAGAGCAAAGCTCTGCACTTAATTCATCTTTGGATTGGAAGAATACAGGAAGTAATAGTTACGATGGTGAGAAGCTTAGGATGCTGGCACACGATGAGAGTGCTAAGTGGACTGGGCAAAACTCTATAAAGAAAAACTGGGGAGTCACAAAGACTTGTTTGTTACTTGGTAGAAAAGTTGTAGGTAAATGCCTTATGGGTTCTACTGCTAACAAGTTGGATGAGGGAGGACAAGAGTATAAAGATATATACTCATCTTCAGATGTAGATAAGTTAAACCCTAATGGTCAAACTAAGAGTGGGTTATGGAGTTTATTTATTCCTGCTTATGAGAACCTAGAAGGTTTTATAGATGAGTTTGGTGATAGTGTTATAGATACTCCAAAGAAACCAGTGATGGGTATAGATGGTATACCTATAGACATAGGAGCTAAAGAATACCTATCTAATATAAGAGAAGGTCTTAAGGAGGACACACAGGCATTATCTGAACATAAGCGACAGTTTCCTTGGACTGAGGAAGAAGCGTTCAGGAATGATGCTCAAAACTCTATCTTCGATGTCGAGAGAATATACCAACAGGTAGACCACAACGAAACAGTCCCTAACCTAGTAACTCAAGGTGACTTTGTTTGGGAGAAGGGAGAGAAAGATTCAAGAGTTGTATTTTACCCTACTAAGAATGGTAAGTGGAAAGTATCTTGGATGCCTGAGGGAGATGAGCAGAATAGTATTACTGTAAAGAATGGTAAGAAATATCCAGGTAACGCACACAAATTGGTAGGAGGGTGTGACCCTTACGACCATGACAGAACTACTGATGGTAGATTCTCTAAAGGTTCTTTACATATACTGCATAAGTTTACATTAGATAAAGGTGGAGCACCAATGCAGTTTGTTTGTGAGTACTTGGCTAGACCTCCGAAGGCAGAGATGTTTCATGAGGATATGCTTATGAGTTGTGTGTTTTTCGGATGCTCTTTACTTGTTGAGAATAACAAGATAGGACTAATAAGACACTTCGAAAGGAGAGGTTACATGGAGTATATAATGGAGAGACCAGAAAATACTCACACTAAGTTCTCTAGAGGTAAGCAAAAAGAAAGAGGTATACCTGCTAACAGTCAAGCTGTTATACAGGCACAAGCTGAAGCAGTAGCTAGTTATATATATGATTATGTAGGTTATAATTTACAGACAGGAGAAGTAGGGATATGTTATTTTAATGACTTACTTTTGGACTGGGCTGAATTTGATATACACAACAGAACAAAGTCCGATGCTACTATTAGTAGTAGTCTAGCTTTACTGGCTTCACAAAAGGTGAAAGTAATAAAGAAAAAAGAGGAAGTTAAACAGCAACCTTTTTTAAAGAAATATAGTAACTCAGGGTTTATAAGTAAAAAAATAAGATAGATGTTCTCAAACAAAAAACATAAAAACATAGGAGGTTATCCATCTCCTTTAGTCTCCAATGAGGAGAAGGCTATGCCTAGCTATGGTTTACAATACCTTAAGCAGATGTATTCAGACTGGTTAGGTAATGGTGATTTTAATTATCATACTAAGAGGGATAAGTACGATAAGCTTAGACGCTATGCTGAGGGTAACCAAGATATACATAAGTATAAAGACCTTTTAGATTCTGAAGGGGATAGTTCTTACTTAAATCTTGATTGGAGTCCTGTAGCTATAATACCTAAGTTTGTAGATGTTGTTGTTGAGGGAATGGATAATCAAGAGTATGAGGTTAAGGCTAACGCTATAGACCCAGTATCTCAAGATAAGAGAAACTCTGATAAGTTGGATATGATATTCAACATGAACAACAAAGAGTTCTTAGCTGAGGTTAGTCAGGAGTCTGGTATGGACTTAAACCCTAAAGGTTTTGTCCCTGAGAGTGATGAGGAATTAGACTTATATATGGCTCTTAATTACAAGCAAGCTGTAGAGATTTCTTTAGAGCAAGGTGTAAACTGGGTTCTTAATATAAACGACTACCCTGAGATTAAGAAGAGAATGCTTAGAGACTTAACGGTTCTAAATAAGGCTGCTGTAAAATCTTACACTTCTCCATCAGAGGGTGTTAAGATTAAGTACGTAGACCCTTCTAAACTTATAACATCTTACTCTTCATCTCCAGACTATAAAGATATACAGCACGCAGGAGAGATATACAATGTAAGTATTTCTGATTTACGTATAATGGCTGGAGACCAGTTCTCAGAAAAAGATTTAGAAAATATTGCTAGGACTTACTCTGCTAAGAATGGTAATCCTACTTACTCTAATGATTCTGCTTTAACTAATACTAAGTTTAAAGACTACGATGATTTCTCTATAACTATATTAGATGCAGAGTTTATGTCTAGTCACGCAATGACTTATGAGAAGAAAGAGAATACTCATGGTGGTTATACTGTAAACAAGAAGTCCTCTAATTACGAACCTTCTAAAAACTCTAAAACTAAAAGAGAAAAGATAGGTAAGTCAATAAAGGTTGTTTACAAGGGTAAATTTATTATTGGTTCTGATTACATATTTGATTATGGTTTAGCTGAGAATATGATTAGACCTAAATCTAATCTATCTGAGACTAGACTGTCTTACGTTATGTACGAGCCAAACTTATTTAAGATGAGTAGTAAGAGTTTAGTTGAGAGAATGATTCCTTTCGCTGACCAAGTACAATTATCTCACCTTAAGATTCAACACTTACTAGCTAAGGCTAGACCAAAGGGTGCTGCGTTTGAGTTAGGTTCTTTAGAGAATGTATCTAAGGGAGATGGTGGTACATTCACACCTTTAGAATTACAAGAAGTATACGACCAAACTGGTAATATATACTACAGAAGACAAGACGATGAAGGTAACGCAACTCAATACATGCCAATCCAAGAACTTGAGAATGGTATAGGTAATGATGTTATGAACCTTATACGTATCTATCAACATAACTTACAAATGATTAGAGATGTGTCTGGTATTAACGAGGCAAGAGATGCCTCTCAGCCTTCTAGTGAAGCTTTGGTAGGTGTTCAGAAGCTAGCTTTACTTGCTTCGAACAACGCTACTAGAAGAATTAACGATGGTTATTTAAATATAACTAAGAGATTAGCCCAAAGTGTTTGTCAAAGAATACAAGATGTTGTTGAGTACTCAGGTCCTTTAAAGGCTTACTCTTCTGCACTAGGTGAGAGTAACGTAAAAGTTGTAGAGTTAACTAAAGATTTATCCCTACATGAGATAGGTATAGATATTGATGTAGCTCCTGATGCTCAAGAGAAACAACTTCTAGAGAATAACATACAGATGTCTTTAGCTCAGAAAGAGCTTAGACTAGAAGATGCTATTATGATTCGTTCTGTAAAGAATGTAAAGTTAGCTAATCAAATGTTAATCATAAGAAGAAAGAAGTACATTCAAGAGCAACAAGCTATGGCTCAACAAAATGCTCAGATGAATGCTCAAGCTCAACAGCAGTCTGCTATGATGGCTTCACAGATTAAAGCACAGGAGTTTGAGATGGAGTCTCAAATGGACCAGTCTAAGATTATGTCTAGTCACCAAGCTGAGATGGAGAAGATGCAAATGGAGTATCAACTTAAATCTCAACTACAGAGAGAGGCTAACGAACTTAGACTTAGAGAAATTGAGATGTCCAACTATGGTAAGGTTAAGGCTAATGAGAAGATGGGAGAGGCTAAGATGACAGGTATAGATAGAAGTGCCTTTCATCAAAGTCAAATGATAGAGCAGCGTAAAGACAAGAAAGAGCCTATGCCTAGTCCAGATAATAAGCCAAGTATTTTCTAGAAAAGATTTTGTTTGTTATCTAAAAACTTATATATTTGCATTATAATTACTAATTAAATTTAATTTATTATGGAAGAAGGTCACGATTTTGCTAAAGCATTTGGTGGAGAGAAAGTAGATAACACTCCTCAGCCTGATGTTATAGACCTAACAAACAACGAGGAAGCTATGCAACCTCAACAAGAAATTAATGATGAGGTTTTGGATTTAACCCAAAACAATTCAGATAAAGAAAGTTCTTTAAATAGTGAAGCTACGACTCCTCAAGAGTCTAAGTCAGAGTTCAGCGAAGGCGATGTGCTTTCTTACCTTAGCGAAAAGCTGGGAAGAAACGTAGAGTCTTTTGAATCTTTAACACAAGAACCTAAATCTAATAGCGTTGATTTTGCTAGCGAACAGCTAAGAGCATTAAATGATTACGTTAAGGATACAGGTAGAGGTGCTGAAGATTATTTTAGAGCACAGGCTATGGACTTGGAGAACATATCTAGCGAAGACTTGCTTAAGAAGTATATCAGTCATAACAATCCTGATTATACTGCTAAAGAAGTAGACTTATTTTTTAAGCATACTTACAAGCAAGACTCCGACAAGTATGATGAGGATGAGGCTGCGATTGGTTCTTTGCAAATGAAACGTGATGTTCGTGAAGCGAAGCAACTCTTTGAAGGTGTTAAACAGAAGTACTACTCTAAAGAGCAATCTCCAAACGAAATGTCTGGGGAAGAAGTTCAAAGAATTAGAGAAGAATGGACTGGAAACATGGAATCTCAAGTTGACGAACTTGAAGGTATAAGCTTTGATATTAATGGTAACGGTGAAGAGTTCACTTTTAGTGTTAGTGATGAAGCTAGAAAAGGGTTGAAGGAGACTAATAAGAACTTAGATTCTTTCTTTAACAAGTATGTGTCAGAAGAAGGTAACTGGGACTACGACCAACTAAATCAAGATATGTTTATTTTAAATAACATTGAGGAAATAGTTAGAGGAGTAGCAAACCAATATCGTTCTAAAGGTACAGAGCAAGTTATAAAAGACGCTAAGAATATTAACATGTCTTCTAAAGAGCAACCTAATAGGTCAAATAGCAAATCTATTGAGAGTCAAATAGCTGATGAGATATTTAAAAATTCATCTCATTGGAATAGATAAAAATAAATAAACAAATTTTAAAAATACTTTATTATGGCAATTTCATTCGCTGGCGATGGAGGTATACTAAATCCTAGTAACACTCAACAAGCCACATTATCAAACTACGTAAGTACTTTAAACTTACATAAAAGAGACGTAGACGAACAAGTTTACGCTCGATACGGAGCTCAAGGAATCACTGGTTTACTAGAGATGATGGGAGCAAAAAAAGAATGTACTAACGGTACTTTCGAACACTTCGAAGAATCACTTATTCACGACTACATTACTGTTACTGCGGTAAATATTGCAGCTAAAACTGGTGACCTTGTATTAGGCTCTACTACTGTAGCTGCACAACCTGTTCGCCCAGGTAACGTACTTAGAAACGCTTCTGGACTTACACTTCATGTATCTGCTGTAGCACAGGATGGTGTTGATGTAGACGTTACTGTTTACAATTACGCTGACTCTAACATTGGTAACCTTGCTAGTGCAGATTTAAAATTTGCTATCATTGGTACAGAGTATACTGAAGGTTCAGGTCAACCTCTTACGTTGACTCCTAAAGTGACTCAGTACACTAACACTACAATGATTATCAAAGAGTCTTTCCAGGTTTCTGGTTCTGAAGCTTCTAACGTATCTTACGTTAAAGTTGACGGAGGTTACTTATGGTACTTAAAAGGTGAGGCTGATACTTACAAAAGATTCTTAGACTACGCAGAGATGCAATTAGTTTTAGGTAAGAAATACGCTAACGCTTCTGCTGCACCTGGTGGAGCTATCACTGGTACTGAAGGTCTTATGGACTTTATTGACAATGGTGGTATTAAAGGTACGTTAACTGCTGCTATTACTATGGAGAACATGGATGATACAATCAAGCAGTTAGATAAATTTAGAGGTTCTAAAGAGAACGCTTTAATGTGTGGTATCAATTTATCTTTGGATATTGATGATATTATCGGAGCTAAAATGGGTTCTGCTTCTGGAGCTTCTTTCGGTACTTTTGGTAACGATAAAGATATGGCTGTAAATATGGGCTTCAATTCGTTCTCTCGTGGTGGTTACTCTTTCCACAAGAAAACTTATGACCTATTCAACCACCCATCTTTAGGTGAAGGTCTTTCTTTAGCTGGTGATGGTATTATTATTCCTATGGATTCTCAACGTGATGCTAAAGGTGGAGACATGATTCCTTCTTTACGTATGCGTTATAAAGCTGTCCCAGGATACTCTCGTGAGATGGAGCACTGGTTAACAGGTTCTGCTGTTCTTGCTAACAAGACAAACGGAGACGATGTCCTTCAATGTAACTACCGTACTGAGCGTGGTTTCGAAGGATTTGGTGCTAACCGTTTCGTTCACATAGTTGGAGCTCAATAGTTGATTAATGATTGGAGGGGGTTTGTCCCCCCTCCTTTTTTATTTTATTTTAATTTAATTTTTATTTAAAAATGGCAAAAGCTAAAACGGTTGCTTCTCAACCTAAAAAAGAAAGTATTGTTGCGACTCCACCTAAGAGAGTTGTAGCTAAAAAGAAAGCGTTAAAGAAAGAAAGCTACATATACGAGTTAATATCTAACGCTACAGACCCTTATACTGGGGAGAAAAAATTTCCTGTTATACATATGATGCCTTCATCTGGGGTTATTTATGACCCTGAGAGTGATACTCAAAGGAGAATTAGATATGTTCGTGGTGAGCAAAGTATATTTGAGGATGAGCAAAGTGAAGGAGCTAAAAGTAAAAAAGCAGAACCTATTGTATTTTCTAGAGGGATGTTGGTTGTTCCAAGAACTAACCCATTACTTAAGAAGTATTTAGATGCTTCTAATTTAAACTCTAGTAACCCAAACAGAATATCTGGAAGTAAAGTTGCTTTCTATTTAATAGATAAAGGAGAGGATGCTAAAGTTACTGTTGAGAAAACTATAAAGGAAGTTGAGGCTGCAAGTGTAGCACTTAAGATGCCACTAGAGCAGTTACTAGGATACGCTAGAGTACTTGGTGTTAATGTTGATAAGAGTACGGATGAAATTCGTTACGATATGATGCAGATAGCCAAGAAAGACCCTAAGTCTTTCATTGATGGTTTAGATGACCCAAGAACAGAGTATGCTGAAGTATTTATCTTAGCTAAAGAATACAATGTATTAAGTAATTCTAAGACAGATATTAGTTGGGTTAATGGAGGAATGATTTCTACTATTCCTTTAGGTGTTAGCCCAGTAGAGAAAGCCACAGACTTCTTTATGAGTGAGGAAGGTGAGGTAGTATACAAGGAAGTTCGTAGAAGATTAGAAGCTATAATCGGTTAATATAATATATTTCTAATTTTATATATTTTAAAGGGGCTTTGCGGCCCCTTTATTTTTTACTATCTTTGTTAATATAAACATAAATTGATATGACTATAAATGAAATATATAACGCTGTTAAGTTCTTTGCTAATAAGGAACAGAAAGGATTTGTAAAGCCTTCAGAATTTAATACGTTAGCCCAGCAAGCTCAGCTAGAAGTCTTCAATGAGAAGATGGATAAGATTAGAAAGTTTAAATCTGCTGAGAGAACAGGTACTAATTATAGAGCTTCAGTAGAAGACCCTACAGATTTTTTAAGTGAGATAAGTAACTTACTTGTAGATAATACTTTGAGTTATAACACCTCTACAAATTTATTTAATAGAATAGGTAGTGACTCTTATATAGAAGAAATATACTATACTAATAATAGCGGTAAACCAACTAAGGTTGAAATCGTTTCTAAGCATAATATAAATAAATTATTGAGAAGTAATTTGATAGCACCTTCTGTAGACTACCCTGTAGCTTTACTTAAAAGAGATGGTATAGAAGTATTCCCTACTACTATAACCTCTGGAATTAAAATATCCTTCTATAGAATACTTTCAAGTCCTGTATTTGGTTACGTTTCTAGTGGAGATGACTACGTTTACAACTCAAGTACCTCAGCTCAATTTGAGTTACCTGAGTCTACACATAACGATATAATAATAAAGATTTGTAAATATATAGGTATTAACCTGAGGGATGCTGAGTTAACAAACTACGCAGTTCAAACAGAGAATCAAGACTATATTAAAACTAAATAATAATGGCGGCAAATACATATATAACAATAGATGATATAGTAAATAATGTAGCTTTAACTATAGGTGACGATTCTTATTTGACTGGTTCTCTTAATTATCAATTAAGATTGTTAGCACTTCAAGGATTAAAGGAGCTTTCATTTGATATGCTACAAGAGGTTAAATCTGTTGAGTTGGCAGTTAGCTCAACTGGAACCATAACTCTTCCTGATGACTACATAAAGTACGTTAAAATAGGTATACTAGGTAGTGATGGTAAAGTTCATTACTTAGGTAAGCAAGATAACTTGAATTTAGTTTCTGGTGCTACGTCTACTGACTCTAACGATATTGATGATGACCCTGCTTACTTCTATGGTATAGGAGGAAGATATGGTGTTGGTGGTGGAACTAACCATAACGGTTACTACAGAGTTAATAAAGAAGATAACACTATATCATTTAGTTCTGATGCTATAGGTAAGAATATTATATTAGAGTATATATCTAATGGTGTCACTTTAAATAACGTACAACCTGTTAAAAGAAAAATATCTTTTACTATAGCAGCAGGTAGTGCTATAACTGATGGTAATTTTTTTAGGATATATAAAGGTGATGATAGTAATCATGACATTAAAATATTATTAACTAACGATATAGATATTGAAAATATATATCTAAATGCTCCAGGATTAATGCCTGTTGTAATTGTACCCTTTTCTACATCTGATGCTTCTAGTACAGTATGTAATAGAATAAGAGGTCATATAAATTCTCAAACATCAAATATCACTGCTACATCAGAAGGTTCTGTTTTGACTTTAGAGTACGATAATTATATAGAACCCACTAAGTTTACTGGTAATAGCCAAAATGGTCCTTTCGCTGGAGTTTACCCTTTAACTGAGGGAGAGTTAAATGTTAATACTACTGGTAACTCTAGTTACAATATTTTTTATGGATACTCTCTTTCCAGTAGTTCAAATAATATAGTATCTAACTTTACTTTAATTAATTCTGCTGTCGCTGAGACTACAGGTGCTGATGCTATAAATAAAGTACATCAATTTGCTGAAGAGGCTTTAACTTCTTATGTGTACTGGAAGTACATACAAAGAAAAAGAGGTGTGCCTTTTGGGGAGAAGCAATTAGCTAAGAGAGATTACTTTAACGAGAAGAGGTTGGCTAACGCTAGAATGAAATCCTTCACTAAAGATGAGGCTATGCAAACCTCAAGAAAAGCATTTAAGCAATCACCTAAGATATAATTAAGATGGCTCAAGATAAAAGATTATTCGTTGGAGGTTTAGATAAAGATTCTGATTACAGACTTGTAAAGCCAAATGATTATTTAGATTCTCTTAACGTAAGGAATGTACTGTCTAATAGTAACAATGAGGCTGGTGCTGTTGAGAATATTAAAGGGAACACTTCAGTTCCTTTTTCTTTTCCATTGACGGTAGGTAATCTACCTCAAGTAACTGATATTGTATTTTATGGAAATGAAGCTAGTAGTGGTATTGATAATCTTACTATTGAGATTAATTATGGGTTAGATAATATTACGCAGGGTACTACTATTAATTACACCAACGCTACACCTTTGTACACAGCCATAAATACCGTAGTAACTAATTTGAATGCTCTTCTTGATGCTTATGACCCTGATATTGCTGTTACTGCTTACGCTGATATAAACCAAACTACTTTTTATTCTGGAATCACTAAGATAAGGTTTATAGGGCAGATTCCTTTTACAGTTACATTATCTGGGAATATTTTAACTAATGGTAATATTACTCCTGTAATTGAAACTATACAACAATTCTCTAGCCAACAAACGGTAGAGGATTATAATGTTATAGGTTCTTTTGAGGATTCTGAAAACAACTCTATATATTATTTTGCTTTCGATAAAACAGGTAATAAAAGAGATTGCATACTAGAGTATAATATACTATCTGACTCTACCTCAGTTGTTTATCAAGACGGTAGGAAAAACAATCCTGTATTAAACTTTCAGGATGGTTATTTAATTACTGGTATAACTAAGGTTGGTGATTTACTTTCTTGGACTGATAATTATAATAGACCTAGGATGATAGACGTTACAAAGTCTAAGGCTAACGAAGCTAATATTGCATCAGCTAAGACTTATACTGATAACAACTTTGACAGTGGTAAGGTTAAGTTTGTAGGTTTATCTAGTCACGATTTTACTACTGGAGATTTAGTATATATAGTTCAAGATTATGGTTACTCACATGAAGCGTATGAGGGAGTAGCTGAAGTAACAGCTACGACATCTACTACCGTAACAACAAATATGCCTTGGGCTGGTGATACACCTGCTGTACCAGGTAAACTTTTGAAGGCTATACCAGAGGGTGCTTACTCTCCTATAGTTAGCTTTGGTTCTTACGATGAAAAAATTAAATATCTAGATTACCACAAACACCAACCTGTTCACGCACCTAATTATGTCTATGTAACTAACCCAGCCTTTAACAAGAATAACTTGTTTGGTTCTATGTGGCAGTTTAAGACTAGGTATAAATATACTGATGGTCAGTTCTCTGCTTGGAGTGGTATATCTGATATGCAGATAGCTTTGAATTACTTTAGCAACCAAACTCAATCAACAATAGAGGGCCAGAGTATTGATAACGAGATACAGTTATCTTACTTAGATACTATAGGTGATGTAGATAAAATAGAGGTAGCTGCTAGGAAAGGTAATAATGGAGAGTTCTTTTTAGTAAATACTAAAGATAATAATTACGCCTCTTATTTGAAGAGGCTTAAACCTACCTTGACTTGGACTGAAACACCAAGTGATTATAGTGTGGATAAGTTTTACAACGATGGTATATATCCTTTTATTGATAAGATAGAAGGAGATAAGCTTCAAGATGAAACTCCTAACAAAGCCAAAGCAATTACATTAATTGATGATAATAGAAATGCTTTTGGTAACTACCAGAATGGTTATGACAATCATAAGGTTGAATTTAGTGTTGTGCCTTTATACCTTAAAGATTCTAATTTAGATATATCTGAAATTAGTACAAGTAATATTTCTCTAGCCTTCACAAGAGGAGGTTCATCAAACGCTTCAGGAATTGATTTTGCATATGCAGATACAGGATTTGATTTAACAAGCTTGCAATTAGTAAATTGGAGTGAAAATAACTCTAAAGCTTTATATCTTAATTCTAGTTGGAAGAGAAAAGATGAACAAATTATAGGTCCTACAAGAAAAAGAAAAGGTTCTTTTAGTTTAGAAATTGTAATACCTAGTAGTGTTAATAATTTTTCTGAGGCACTTAGTTACGTTGTTTCATTTATAAATGGTATAACTAATTACTCATCAATATACAGCACGCCTCATAATGGTGGTGGGACTCCGAATAATTGGAGCAATGCTGGGTTTTCATCTGAAAATCAACTACTACTTGCAAGTGCATCAGGTAATTTTTTAAATATAAGAGCAAGGCATGGAATGAATGATTGGTCAAGTTCTTATCAAACTAGTACTATTAATTTTTTATCTTATGGTAGTAATCCAACAACTGTATCTTGTAGACTTATATCTACGCCTAACGAGATACAATCATCTTATAAGTCTGGTGCTCACCATAAATTTGGTATTATATATTATGACGAGACAGGTAAAGCAGGAAATGTAAATGTTAGTGAGGATTCCTCATTCTATTCTAAGTTCCCTTCAGAGAGAGATGGAGTAGCTAATACCGCTACATCTTTTAGTTTAGACAATGAAGATTACGGTAGAACGGTTGCTGTGGCTGATATACCTACAGACTTTAAACCTCCTGTATGGGCAACACATCATCAGTTTGTTTACTCTGGTAATACAACTGTAGATGAGTTTTTACAATTTCAAATAGAGGACTTTAAGTTTAGCTCGTCTCCTGATACTAGATTATTTCTAAGTCTTAACTCTTTTATAGGTCAAGACTATAGCTACAAGAGTGTTAAAAATCCTTTGATAGATTACGATTATGTAGAAGGGGATAGAGTTAGATTTATAGGTAGATATAACTCTGGTACTTTTGAGTATTTTGACAAGTATTACGACTTTAAAATATCTTCTTTAAATATACTTACAGGTGATGACGATGAGCCTATACAGGCTACCTCACCAGTTGTAGGAGGTTATTGGATAGCTATAGAAGACCCTGGTGAAGCAGGTTTTACTAATGGAGACTCTGGAAGCTTAAACGGTTTAGCTGTAGAAATATACAGACCTAAGAAGAATATAAAAGAAGAGTTAATACCTTACAAGGAAATTGGCCCTAAGTATGCAATCAATAACCCAGGAACCCCAAATCGTAAACACTCTCATCCTAGATATATATTGTCTAATGGAGATGTGTATTATAAGCCTAGAACTATGGCTTCTGATAATAACAACACATCTATAACTTCTAAGTTTGTAGAAGATTACTACTTAAGTGATTTTAATGATACGAACCACTATAGTATAGGTAGAAGTAGGCTTGTAAATAATGAGGCTTCTGAGAGAGTTTACCCAGCAAGTATAACTTATTCTCAACCTTACTTTATAAATTCTAAGTCTAACAGGTTATCTAACTTCAACCCTTACAATTTACCTTGGAAAGATTATAACGAAAGCTATGGTAGCATACAAGCCTTAAAAACTAGGGATGATGGTATTATTGTATTCCAAGAGAATAAAGTTTCTAAGATACTTGTAGGTAAGAATATAATACAATCTCCTGATGGTAACGGAATTGTTACAGCAGCTACAGAAGTATTATCTAACGCAACAGAGTACGCTGGAGATTTCGGTATTAGTACAAACCCTGAGAGTTTAGTACAGCATGGTTTTGTATTCTACTTCTGCGACATAAAGAGGGGTTCTGCCTTGAGATTATCTAGAGATGGTATCACTAAAATATCTGATGCTAATATGAGAGGTTACTTTAGAGATAAAGCTAACGTATACACTAATATAAATGAGCTTGGTTCTACTGAGAACTCAAACAACTACAGGTTAAAAGCTGGTTACGACCCTGAGTACGATGAGTATGTTATTACTTTCCCTCAGTTGATAGACGAAAGTTCGAGTAACTGGAGTGGAGTATCTACAAACTGGGGTTCTACAAGTACTAACTGGGGTGCGTTTAGTGTAGTAGTTTCAGAATCTCACGAGACTGTAGCCTTCAATGAGCTACTTAAAAAATGGGTTTCTTTCTACTCTTACAATCCTACTTACTATGGTAAGATTAACAGAACTTTTGTTACGTTCAATGGTGGTGTTTTATATAAACACAATAGTAACAATACTA